GTTGTATTGTCTGCACCCAAGAAAAATGATAAATCAGGTATTACACCTGAGCCACCACCTGGGTACATAAGATTATATCCTACTATCATGAACATAATACATGATATAGAATATAGTGCTATATTTTTAGTAAGGATTTCAACTGTGTTTCTTGCTCTGACTAGACCTGATTCTAACATTGTAAAACCAGCAGCCATCCACATCACAAATGCTCCCATTACTAGAAAATAAAATGTGTCTAGAGCATATGATAACTCTAATATTGTATTTTCCATTATATTACTCCTATTATATTAATTTTTTTAATAGTTTTTCATAAATTGATTCGGCAATTGCTTTCATCATAAATGGTGGTACCATTCTACCACATCTTTCTGCTTGTTTTTTGTAAGTTCCTGTTAGTTTAAAGTCATCAGGTAATGACATCATTCTTTTAATTTCTTTAACTGTAAATTGTCTCGGTTCATGCCAATGCATTGCTCCACCAGATGCTGTAATTGTTGGAGCAGGTTTATGTCTTGAACATTTTTTCATATTAAAGTGATGACCTTTAGGATGATAATCAGCACCAGTTTCAACCTTGTCTGGGTCATCTGGCATCTTTAACCAAGTTTCTAAATGTGAAGTCCTTTTAAAACTTTCTATAAGTTCATCTGCTTCTTTTCTATCCACCTCTATATCACTTAAACAATCTTCTAGTGTAATTACTTGATTACTTTCTTCTGGGAATAGACTATTAATATTCATAAATGTTAATCCTGCCTTTTCAGTTATATCTTCTCTAACGGCAATGAATATTGTTCTTTGTCTCGTTTGTGGTACTCCATAGTGTACTGAATTTAAAACTTTAGAAGATACATCATATCCTATCTTTTCAAATTCATTTGTAATCTTATAATAATATTGTTTTGCTTCACCAACAGTTAATCCTTTTACATTTTCACCAACAATAACTTTTGGTTTTAAATCTTTTGCTATTCTTAAAAATTCAAAAAACAAATCTTCTATATTTTCAATCTTCTTACCATCAGAATAACTTTTAGTTTGACCCCAACCTTTAGAATGTTTTCCTTGTACCATCGTACCAGTTACAGAGAATGCAGAACATGGTGGGGAACCATCTAGTATATCAATATCAGTTCCATACTTTTCAAAATCTTTTCCTGTAAGTGTTTTGATATCATCTGTCATGATAGGTGTATTAGGATAATTTTCTCTATATGTTTTTATTGCTTCTTCAACAAATTCATTTATACATAATATCTTTCCACCAGCTAATCTATAACCAGTTGAACTACCACCACCCCCAGCAAAAGTTGAAACTACTGTAAACTTCTCTTGTTTAGAAGCTTCAATTACATCTTTCATATTATAAGGTTTATATATCATTTCTTTTTCTTTTTCTTTTTTTGAAATTCTTCTTCTGGTATAAACCCAGGTGGTAATCCACCACAAGATTCCTTATTACCAAAAATTCTATCCCAATTTTCATTAAATTCTTCTCTCTTAATTTTCATTGGTCTTCTTTTACTTCCTTTACCCATCAGTAAAAAAATCCTCTAATGTTGCTTTTGTTTCTGTTTTCTTTCGTAATTCATTATAAATTTTTATTACTGATTTTGCCTTATTCTTATTAACTTTAGGATTATCTAATAAAACTTCATCATGTGTTTCTCTTAAACCAGAAACTATTTGCATATTACCTATGTTTAACCATTCTTCTTTCCAATAATTTAAAAAGGCATAATAGAATATTGATTTAGGTCTTTCCCAATGTAACTCTTTATAGGGTATCTTCATCATCCAATCACAAAACGAACCTTCTATTAATTTAGGTTTATCTCTAAATGGGTCAATAATTTTTATACCAAAATGTTCTGATACTTTCCATATATCATAGTCTGAAATATTAGGTGTTTCATAAATTGATTTTATTCGATATTTGTTTAAAGCTTCTTGTCCTTTTTGATGATAAGTAACTTGTGCCTTTCTACTAAGTCCCATAATATCCCCCGCGTTAATACCTACAAACGCAGATGTATGACCTTGTTCATGTAATCTTTTTGCCATATACATAAACGGTATACAACATTGAATATGTACTTTCAATGGATATTTTAATAAAGGAATAATATTTTCAACATCTTCTAAAATACCTTCTGTATCACTTCTTGTTTCTATTAAATCTCTTTTTAAATTATAATGTTTTGCTATTTCAGTTCCAATATCATTATCTTTACTAGATACATCTTTTTGTTTAAAACTAATAAGATGAGGTTTTCTTCCTAGTTCTAATAAACCAAAGAGAATTGTAGTAGAATCCATACCCCCACTAAAATATAAAGCATTTGAATCTATACCTTCCAAAACTTTTAAAAATCTTTCCTTAAACTCTTTACTATATTTGTTCATTAAAAAAATTCCTCTAATGTTGCTTGTGTACCATAACTGTTATCAATCTGCCAATGAATAATATCAGTAATAAACTTTAAAGGTTCTATAAAAGACTTTTCAAACTGCATTTCATAATCTACTATACCATGTAAATTCAATTCTTTTGGTAACTTAGTCATAAATGATATAGAAGTTGACTGATATGTGTTTGGTGTTTTCATATGTAAAAATTTAATCTTATCACCTTCTTGTATAAAAGGATATTTCATATGTAAATTTCTTTCTTTAATTAAATGATTATATAATATTGCACCTTTACAATGTATAGGTGCTCCTTTCTTAAATAGATTGTGTGATTCAGTCCATTTGTTTAATCCATTTACAGAGCGTGGATACGCAACTAGTTCTGGTCTTAGTTTCATAAACTCCTTTCTAAAATCTTGTATGAAACTATTTAGCACTTTAGAATCTTCATTCATTATAATTTTTAAAGCATCTTTAATCTTCTCTCTACAAGCTGCAGGTGTTGATGACTTAACTGCTTCAACTCCCATAATTTTTAACTTAGGTTCTTTGAAACGAACACCTTCAATATCATGTGAGTTTAAGATGTATCGTTTCTTCGCAACCCAAATCGCCTTATCTGCAATTACTTCTCGTTTCATAACCATTTTCTGTTCATACGCATTTACATATTCAGAGAGTTCCGTATAAGCCTTATCAATAAAAGGTTCGATTTTATCTGTAGCGACCTTGTCCAAGAAGTCAACGATTTTTCGTTTGTCGGTTTCATCTTTGAATACTTTGCCAACAAGTTTGTCAAAACAAATATACACCGAGTCCGTATCTGACGCAACAATGTAATCTTCGTTATTGGTTTCAAGTATTTTATTAAGATACCCATTAAGAGAATGTTCAATATACCTAATAGCAAATTGACCACTAGTAGTAATTGCTTCAGCGACCAAAAGATTATAATACCTAAACCAGTTATTACCAATAGCACCATACGCACTATTAAGAGAAATCTTTTTGGCCATTTGGATATTATTAAATTTTGATATTGTTTTTTTAAGTTTTGGGTCTTTAGTTCTTTCATAATCTTTCTTTGCCTCCAATAGAAGCTGTTTAAACTTTACTCTTTCATCATACATCTTCTGCATGAGTTCAGGTAGAAATCCTTTTTGAGTAGTTTTAAACAAAGCACCATTTGGTGTTAGTGTTGCATCTTTCAATACTGAGGTATCTACTTCTTTATTTAGCATTCTTTCAACGGATATGTCTTTTACTTTTTTATCAGCGACTAAAGTCTCTGGTGAAATATTATACTGCATGATTAAATGTGGGTACAGAGAATTTAAATCAAAAGACATAATCCATTTATGTAAACCAACTTGAGGTTCTTTCACATAAGCACCTTCAAATTTTTCAGTTTTTTTCCTTTCTATCTTTTGCGGTATAACAATATTCTTTTTTCTTAATTCATTATAGATGAGTATATCCCAATATTTTACAGAACCTAATACATCCGTATAATTTACTTTCGCATCATAGGCCATCGTAAGACATAACTCAATAAGTTTCATTTTGTCTTCTAGTCTATCAACAATTTCTACATCCTGTATATTGT